GCGTTGGCGAGCGCGGCGGCGAGTACGTGGCACCCGAAAAGCAGCTTTGGGACTTCATAGAACGCGCCGTTAGCAACGCGTTCAACGGCAGAGGCCAGACAGGCCAGCAAATCAACGTGGCCGTAGAGGTTAACGCCACGGTATCGGGCAACACAGACGCGTACCAGACAGGCCAGCAAATCGGCTTGGGTATCGCAAGTAAGCTGAAGCAAAGGGGTGTTAGCGTTGCAACGTAAACAGCTTAGGGCGCAAACTGACCGCGTGTTGTTCAACGGGCGCGATCTAAGCGCCTTTGTCTCATGCAAGGTAAGCCGTCCGATTATGCCGCCGGTTAACGCCACGTTTGAGAGCATCGGCGGCCGCGACGGCGAACTATTCAAGGCCGCACACTTCGGCGGGTATGATTTGCCGGTTGACGTGTGGCTAAGAAGCGATGAAAGACGGGATGCGGCAACGGTTCGCCACGCGCTGGCGAAGATGCTATGCACGGACGAACCCGCGCCGCTTTTCCTTCCCGATGACCCAACGCGCTTTCTGCTTGCAATCGTGAGCGGAGAAACAGACCTTGGGGAGATCACCGACAAGTGCCCGTTCACAACAATAACCTTCCACGTTTGCGACCCGTTTTATTACGGGCGCAAGCGCCGCGTTGAGGTGAGCGCGGGAGCATTCACGATTAACGCCGGCGGTGACAGGCCGGCGCACCTTCAAATCACGGCTAAGCCGGCATCAAGCGCGGCATGGTATTTGCGCAACGTCGATACTGGCGAGCAAGTGAAGCTGGCATCAAGCGTCACAAGCGCAAGCACCGTGCGCGTTGACATGGCGACCGAACACGCCACCGTCAACGGAAGCACCGCCGCTGTAACGCTTGATTCCGACTTCTTCACCATTGACGGGCGAACGAAATTGCAATTGAGCAGCGGCACCGCCGTGCTGGAATGGTGGGAACGATGGCTGTAATAAGACGTATCGGCTTCACCCGCTTTTCGCGCTTCGGCGTGAACCTTGGCCGGCTGCACGTAACGAGCGCGACGCACAGCGAAGCGCTGGACTGCACCGACGAAATCAAGGTGACGTGCAGCGATGACGTTAACAAGGGTGATTACATTGTGTGGGCTGACGCGCAGGGCGTGAGCCATGAACACATTGTTGATGACGTGAACCGCACGCACGGCGAGGATGGGACGCTAGAAACCACCTTCACCGGCGTTAACTCAATCGCTGAACTTTGGGATGATTGGACGGATGACAAGCGGCCAACTGGTCAGGTTGCAACGGCGCTTTCAAGCGTGCTTTCGGGCACGCGTTGGACGGTTGGCACGTGCGACGTTACGGCCAGCGCAAGCGCCGTGCTGTACCACCAGAGCGTGCGCGAATCCGTGGCGGAAATACTGGAAAAGTGGGGCGGCGAACTTGAAACCCAAGTTATAACCGACGGTTACAAGGTTACGACCCGCAAAGTTGGCGTGCGAAAGACGCGCGGCAACCAGTCAAGCCCGAAGCGCTTTACATGGACGAAGGACATTAAGAGCATTACGCGCACCGTTTCGAGCGACAACCCGAAAACGCGCGTTTACGGCTACGGCAAGGGCGTTGAAACGGATTCTGGCGCATACGGTAGGCGCTTGACCTTCGAGAAAATCAACGGCAATAAAGCCTATGTCGAGGATACGGCGGCAACGAAGATTTGGGGGCACCCCGGAACGGGCAGCACCATTCTTCCCGCTTGCACAAGCTACGTTAACGAGC